GCGGCTTGCGCCTTTTCTTCGTCAGTGTATACCAGCGCATCAAGCCCCCTTGTCACGCCACTGATGGTCGCGCCAAGCGCTTTCTCGCTTCCAAATATTCTCGACAATAAGCTCATCTCAATGTTCCATTCTGTCAAATTTTGCACCGCCGGCAATGACTGCCGTGTTGCAAAGGTTTACCACTTTTTGCAGCGTAAACTCAAATCGCTTTTGCGATAGCTCGCCGGTCGAATGTGACGCCGCCAGCTCTCCGGTCAGCTCGTCATGTATGATGCCGAGCCAATACATTCGAGCATCGTCGCCCTGAATGCTGTCATCTGGCTCGGTCAGCATATCAATAAGACCAAATCGTCGGCCGCGGCCCGACCGTTTCGTCGTCGCGCAAATCGTCAATGTGCAAAAATCTGCCGTTGCCTTTTTGCGCGATGCCGATGCCGGTAAATCCGCCCATCGCCATTGCAATTTTGAGCACCTTATATGCCTCCCCGCGGCTCACTGCTAGGTCTACAGAACGACCGGTCGTGTGCGGCCCGTCATGGCCGGTCGAGCTGACCTCGGCATTCCAATTTGGACACCTATAGCCTGAGCTGATACGCAGAGGCGCGCCATACTTGCGACGCAGCTCATCAATGCGTTCGACGAATGTGTGGTCAACCTCACACCGGCCGCAATGGCTGCATGCCCACTCTGAGCGGTTGAAAAACTCGATGTCTTCCCAGACTGTTGGCTCAATTATCATCTAATCGTCTCCGTGCCTTGCTTATGGCAAGTCTAATCTGTTTCTGCTCCGGTTCCAAGAAATCATCGCGGTAAAGCGACGTGCGTTTGCCGGTCACTGTTGACGTGCACCTAATGCAGATGCGACGCAAATCGAGCGCCACATAACAAATCAGGTCTGCGTCGTCGGTTGTGATTTGGCGCTTGGTCTTGCTGCCCTTGCTTGTCATGAACGCCCACGCCTTGCCGGTGTCTCTGCGCGGCCCTGTCGCGGTCTTTACCTCGACCCGCAGAGGCGTGTTGTCGTCATCAAATAGGATGATGTCCGTGCCTTCGAGGTTGGCCAGTGCGCATTGATATTCCAAGGCCTTAAACGCTGACATCGCAAGATGCTCGCCTGCCGCTCCGATTGAAACCGCCCCCCTTACTGTTTTCCAACTCATATCATCTCAGCGGGTTGCCAACTGTGTCGATAGCTTTCCATAGGTCATCGGCCTCTCTGTTTAGCTTCTGAAACCGACTGTCGATTGATTTGATTTTTTCGTCAAACTGTTTAACCAGCAAATCGTTCTCGACCGACGTCTTTTCGACCTCAGCAATTCGGTCGCGCATGTCGAGCAAATCTTTCTGGTTTTCCATAATCGTCTCGAGATTAGCACCGAGCACCGTCAGCTTTTTAGCAGCCTCGCCGTTGCCGGCCGTGGCCTGCTCGACCGCTTCAATCCTGCCCATAAACTGAGCCGCGCCATATATGCCACCGCCAACCGTTGTCGCAAGCGACATGACGACGGCTATCCAGACGCCTTTTAGGTTGACGCCGCCAATCTTTAACTCAGTGTCTTCGAGGCTCATTGAAACATGTAACCGTGTTGGTCGAGATAGATTTCTTCGCCGGTCGACAGCACGCTGGCCGCGTCGACCATTGAGCCAGAAAGCCAGTCGTGAAATTCGATGTTAGCCGTGTTGCTCGCCCACTGCATGCTCAGAACGTCATTGGTCGCGCTGTAAGAGATGGACGCCTCTGCCATAGAGTTGCCATAGTCTTGCGCGTGTTGGTCTGAGATGCTTGTCAGTTGCTCGCTTTTACTGGCTGCAAGAAACGCGCCGGCCTCACGCGAATTCACTGCGATGCTCTCGAGGCTCTGATTAAAATCGTCGACCGTCGACTGTTGAATTTGCACGTCGTTTTTCTCGACATAGTCCTGAACCGCGAGTTGCTCGCTTACGTCGTCAGTCTCCTGCGCCGTCTCTGCGCGCTCTGCGACCTCCTCAACGACACCTAATTGAACGCTCGCGACGATTAGGCTGTCAACCGCGTCAGACACTTTGACCATTGACTCGGCGGCTTTTTCTTCTAGCGCCATTTTTGTTGTAAAGTAGAGCGCTTGCTGCACGTTGGTCACTGCGTCGTTATACGCCGACACGTCTGCCTCTGTGATTAGATGCTGCTCTGGAACGACTGCGGAATAATCAATCACGTTGCCGGTCGCCGCGTAATGCTCTGCACCGAATGCGGCATAACGGCCTTGTTCTAGCTTGATTGCAATGGTGCGGCTGGCTTCAACCAGCGCATCAATCGTCGTCTCTGATTGAGCTGCGGAAACGCTCAGAAAGAGAGCCGCCAGTGTCGTCGCCATTTTCTTCATCAGTGTCATCCTTTACTCCGATGCGTAAAATCATATCATAAAAATCTTTGCGCTCCAGATAGTTTGGAATAAAAACTTCGGGGTCGCGACGCATTAACAGTGTTGCAGCCCTGCCGACGACCAGTTTGCCACCGACAGATATTGGACAGGGCGTGCTGGACGCCAGCATGGCCTCCCACACGGCAAGCGACTGACAAAGCCTTGCCACCGCAGCAATGGTCATGCCCTGCTCTTTCAGCGCTTTGGCGTCTCTGCGACGTTCGCAGTTGATGTCCTGTCGGTAACCACCGAGCGACACGCCAAACAGGTTGAGCTGAATGCCGCCTGAGAGGCCCACAAGACAGCTCTCAGAGCCGCCTGATGGCGTGCTAGGCGCCACAGCCGTAGGTGGCGGCGTGACGTTAGAGGCCGCACCTGCGCCGTTGTAGTTGTTTGTCGTTGAGGTCGACGGATTATTGCTCGAGACGGTCGAGTTGACGTTGCTCGTGTTTAGGTCGCCGGCCTGCTCATTCTGAGCGTGTGCTGTTGTCAGACACAGCAGCAGAAAAATACCGGCGCGCCACATGACGCCTCACAGCTTTTGCAGGATTATGCCGCCGAGCGTAAACAAACCGATGACAGCCATAAAGGCGAGCGCCTCGATGCGCCACATGCGTCGGTCTAGCGTGCTCAATTTGTCGTCAACCATTCGACGAAACACCTTGCACTCGCGCTCATGCGCTTCAAGCTGCGCTTGCGTTGACATTTTATTTGTCTTTCGCCTTGCCGATATTGACGGCAAGTAAATCGACCAGACGGTAAATCTTTGCGACAATGCTGTCGTCTTTCGGTGTCGGCGTCACAGCGGCAATGATGCTCGCTGCTGAAATGATTGCGGTCAGGTATGAAATCAGCGTTTCCATAGGGTGTCTCCTTGTTGGACGCCCTATGTTAGCACCGGCCGGCAGTGCTTTCCAGAGGTTATCTCCACCGAGGGCCAGAAAACCACGCGACAAGAGACTTCCTTGTGCCGCGCGTGACTGGCGAAACCGAGTGCTGTATAAACGACGGAAAACACAACACAGAACCTTTTTGCCATTTGATGCCTTTGTTTGTCACCTCATGAAACGACAAGTTTCCGCCGTCAAAGTCTGCGGGGTCAGACAGCAATATGCTAATGCTTATCTTTCGGTCATGCGGTTCAGGGTTTTCCCAATTCACATCGTGATGTTGTCCATAGAAGCCCTCATCGTCGCTGTCATACTGAGTGAATTGAACGTCTGCCCTGTTGACTACATCTACATCAAGCTGCTGATTTGCGGCCTGTATAAAGCCCCATAAGGTGCTGGAGATTTCCGCCTGACCGTTCAACCATTTGACGTTGCTGCGCCTTGTGCTAGAAAGACCTTGCTCCTCACCCTTCTGTCCAAATGTTGTCGCCTTTACCCAATCCAGCTTGTCAGCCTCCTGTTGAACAAGGTCAATAAACTCCTGCGACACGCCCTGCCGCCAAAACTGCCAAGCCTGTCTCATTAAAGCTGAGGCTCGGCCCAAGATGGCAAGGTCGGAAAAGTCACGGATGTGGGAAATGTTTCCTGCTCTGTCACATTTAGCAAAGCGTCTCTGTATGTCCGCATCTCTGCCTGCTGCTCTGATGTCAGACCATCCCATCGCAGCGGGTTTGACACAATAGGGTCGACAACATTGGCAAGCATAGCATTGCGCCGCAGCCTAATTTTATCAGCATTAGCCGCGTCAATCTCCTCCCATGTCGGCGCAACATAAGCTGCGACATCATCATTCGCCTCCATCTGTGTTGTCAGATGAGAGTTGCTGACCGTGTCGTCTGTGTCGTTCGGGTCGATGGTGTATTCAATCCAGCCATAATCAGGATGGTTAATTTCGCAGTCGATAGCACCTGCCAAACCGTCTGCTGACTTAAAGACTGCGTTTCTATATTCAAGCTGTAATGACATTTATGAAATCCTCACAAGAAGTGTTGCAGGGCGTAGTGATGTCGGCGCGGAGTTATCTCGCGCTTCGCCCATAACTCGCCAAGTGCCGCTCAACGCTGACCCGTCCTCTTCTGGATAGTAAGCGTTGGCTGATTGCGTTGATAAAAGGTGATAAAAACCAACAGCGCGTAAGCTGCTTCCGGCAATGTTCGCGTTAGCAGTTAACGACGAGTTTAATGATGTGTGATGAGCCAGACAATAAGACCCGACAGTGTTAAAACCTGCGGTTGTTCCGCTCGGTCCAGTTGGACCTGTTGGGCCTGTAGGCCCAGTTGAACCCTGCGGTCCAGTTGGACCTGTTGGGCCTGTTGCGCCATCATCGCCATCAGCACCAGCGGGACCAGTCGGACCTGTTGGACCTGTTGGACCTGTTAAGCCAGTGTTACCAACAGCACCATCTGAACCATCAGCACCATCTGAACCATCAGCACCAGCGGGGCCAGTGGGACCAGTGGGACCAGTGGGGCCAGTTGGCCCTGTTAAGCCAGTATCACCAACGGCACCATCTGAACCATCAGCACCAGCGGGACCAGCGGGGCCAGTCGGACCGGTAGGTCCTACCGCACCATTAGCACCATCAGCACCATCAGCACCCGCTGCACCTGTTAGGCCGGTGGGACCGGTAGGCCCTGTCGGGCCGGTGGGACCGGTAGGTCCAGCCGCACCAGCGGGGCCAGTCAGGCCGGTGGGACCGGTAGGTCCAGCCGCACCATCTGAACCATCAGCACCAGCGGGGCCGGTCAGGCCGGTGGGGCCTGTTGGACCTGTTGGACCAGTGGGGCCTGTAGGACCGGCAGCACCATCTGAACCATCAGCACCATCCGCGCCCGCTGGACCTGTTAGGCCGGTGGGGCCTGTTGGGCCTGTCGGTCCTGTTGAGCCTTGCGACCCTGTCGGTCCGGTTGGCCCTTGTATTGAGCCGCCGCTTACCCACGCAGACCCGTCCCATATATGCAGACTGTCGTCAGCCTGCACAATATAAGCGTCGCCTTTGGAGTTACCAGACGACGGCAAATTGTCTGTCGTTGCGACGTTCCCTTCCATCGTAATGCCTGACCCTGTCGGTCCCTGCGGTCCAGTCGGACCTGTTGGACCTGTTGGACCTGTTGGACCAATCGCACCCTGCGGTCCTGTTGGGCCAGTCGAGCCAGTTGGTCCTGTTGCACCATCATCACCGTCAGCACCGGCAGCACCCGTTGGTCCGGTTAAACCCGTCGCACCCTGCGGTCCTGTCGGGCCAGTGGGACCAGTTGGTCCTGTGGCACCATCAACACCATCTGAACCATCAGCACCAGCGGGACCAGTTGGTCCGGTTAAACCCGTCGCACCCTGCGGTCCTGTTGACCCAGTTGGGCCTGTTGCCCCCCTTAGGTCGCCCGTCACAAAACCAAGACCATCGTCAGATGTAAATGTAACAACACCAGTCGGGGCGTTGTAAGAACCACCTGTAAAACCGTCTCCAGTAGCTCCTGTCGGGCCAGTTAAACCCGTCGCACCCGTTGGGCCGGTCGGGCCATCAGGTCCTGTCGGGCCTGTCGGGCCTGTTGGGCCGGTCGGGCCGGTCGGGCCAACGACAGTGCTGTCAGCCCCAGTCGGTCCTGTTGGGCCTGTTAAACCAGTCGGACCTGTTGGGCCGGTTGCACCGGTTGGTCCGGTCGGGCCAATCAAAGCCACGTTTGAGATTGTGCCTTTCTCCCACGTTCCTGCGCTGACATCGTAATAAGGGACAAGGTCCGTGCTGATGGCATCCGTGCCAGTGGCAAATGCTGTCAGTGCCGCACCGACGTTGCCAGTGTCGGTCACATCAGCAGAAGCCTCAATACCGGCCAGCTTAGTTTGTTCGGCGTCAGAAAACTCGTTTGTGTCAGCATTACTTTCATAAGCCGTCTTGATTTGTGCTGCCGTTTGGTCGGATGTGGCGTTTGCCTCAACACCCGACAGTTTGCTTTTTTCTGCGTTGGTAAAGGCGTTCGTGTTGCTATTGTTTTCATATGCCGTCTTTATTTCAGCGTCAGTCTGGTCGGCTGTGGCGTTTGCCTCGATACCAGCCAACTTAGTTTGTTCGGCGTCAGAAAACTCGTTTGTGTCTGCGTTGCTTTCATATGCAGACTTAATCTCTGCCGGAGTTTGGTCTGCCGTTGCAGATGTCTCAATACCGGCAAGTTTTGTTTGTTCTGCGTCTGAAAACTCGTTTGTGTCTGAGTTGCTTTCGTATGCAGTTTTAATTTGAGCGGCTGTCTGGTCTGCCGTTGCACCAGCTTCAATGCCTGCCAACTTAGTTTGTTCGGCGTCTGAAAACTCGTTTGTGTCTTCATTGCTTTCATAAGCTGCTTTGATTTGTGCTGCTGTTTGGTCAGCCGTTGCACCGGCTTCAATGCCTGCCAGTTTGCTTTGCTCTGCATCGGAAAACTCATTGGTGTCAGCGTTGCTTTCATAAGCTGTCTTAATTTGTGCCGCCGTTTGGTCGGCTGTTGCACCGCTTTCGATGCCATCCAGTTTTGTGCCATCAGCGGCAACGTCGCGGCCATCAACTGAGCCGCTCAAGGTTATGTTTCCGGTAACATCAAGCGGCTTATTCATTGCCCACTTGTCGCCAGTGTTCGCATAGGTAAAGGTCGCGCTTGCACCATCAACCGTCAGGCCAGCACCATCTGCTGCGGCAGCATCAGCCGCGCCTGACGCGACCGTGATGTTGATGTCATCGACGTCAAGATTTGCGCTGTTTAGCGTTGTTGTCGTGCCGTTGACTGTCAGGTCGCCGCCGATGGTGACTTGGCCGGTTGTAGATAACTCGGTCAAGTTTGTAATCGTCTGGCCTGTCAGCGCGCTTGCAATCTCTGCATCAGTTTGGTCTGCCGTTGCGTTGGCCTCAATGCCTGACAGCTTTGTTTGCTCCGCATCGGAAAATTCGTTTGTATCGGCATTGCTTTCGTATGCAGCTTTAATCTCTGCGGCTGTCTGGTCCGCTGTGGCGTTTGCCTCAATGCCTGACAGCTTTGATTGTTCCGCATCGGAGAACTCATTGGTGTCGGCGTTGCTCTCATAGGCCGATTTTATTTGCGCTGCTGTTTGGTCGGCTGTTGCGCCGCTTTCAATTCCGTCGAGTTTCGTATGGTCTGCATCGGTAAAGGCATTTGTGTTGCTGTTGTTTTCATAAGCGGTTTTAATTTCAGCATCAGTTTGGTCGCCCGTAGCACCTGCCTCAATGCCAGCCAGCTTTGACTGCTCTGCGTCAGAAAACTCGTTTGTGTCGTCATTGCTCTCATAGGCCGTTTTTATTTGTGCCGCACTTTGGTCTGCGGTTGCGTTTGCCTCAATGCCAGCCAGCTTTGATTGCTCTGCGTCAGAAAACTCGTTTGTGTCGGAATTGCTTTCATAGGCTGTTTTAATCTGTGCCGCTGTCTGGTCGGTGGTTGCTCCGGCCTCAATGCCAGCTAGTTTTGACTGCTCTGCATCGGAGAACTCGTTTGTGTCTGAGTTGCTTTCATACGCAGTTTTAATCTCAGCGGCAGTTTGATTGCCTGTCGCGCCGGCCTCAATGCCGTCCAGTTTTGTGCCGTCAGTCGCAACGTCACGGCCGTCAACCGTTCCGGTGATTGCCATGTTGCCGGAAACAGTAAAGTCACCGTCAATCGTGCTGATGTCAATGTTGTCGAGAACGTCCTGCTCAATAGCATTATTCAATTCTGCGCGGGTGATTTTCTTAGTTTGACCAGTGCTCGCGTCAACCACGACAAAAACATCTGTCGCCGCTGTATTGTTGCCGGTGATAGAGGTTAGCTCAGAAATTCTTTTATCTGCCATTTTTACATCCAGTCAGGTTTGATAGGCCAATTTACATTGTGAGGAAAGCCGCCCTGCTCGGTAATATCCAAAAGCGATTGACGGTAATCAGTAACGTCTTGGCGTTGGTCACTTGTCAAGTCAGCCCAGCGCAAGCTGTTACCAGCAAGCGGGTCAACTTCCTGCGTCAACTTATAAGACCGAACCTGTCTGACGCCGGCAGCAGCAGCCTCGTCCAACTCAGACTGTGTCGGCGCAACGTATGCCGCCACATCGCCTTTAGCTGCGAATTGAGCGAACAAATAGTCGTTGTCAATCGTCTCGTCGCCGTCATCAGGGTTGCAGGCATATGGTATCCACCCATAGGTCGGATGCTCAATCTCGCAATCGACAATTGTTTCTGCCTCATTCACATAAAAAGCGTTTCTGTATTTCGGTTGAATACCCATTATGAAACCCTCAAATAAAGTGCGACACGGCCCGGACTTGTGCCTGAGCCGCTTGACGGCCCCATACGCCGCCAAGTGCCACTGCCAA